TATCTTACCTTCCTTAAACTTCTTGAAGCCAAAGGTACTGGCTGACTTAACGTCCGTCACTACACCATCTATCTTACAGTCCATTGAGCCTCGGATGCCCTCTACCTCACATTGCTTCTGCTCGTCGGTGACTGTGTGTCCCGCCATGCGTGTTAAGAATAACAGCATCTCTTCAATTAGATGTCCGTACATAAACTTAACATATGTGTGTGGCTCTAGTTCTTCCTTCTCTGTCCCTGCTACTACGTTCCAAAGATAGCGGTCTGTACGACCAATGTTAGACAATCTAAGTGTGCGCTTATCCTGTCGCTTCTCCCTGCCGAACTCAGTACGCATTAAGTCCTTGACTGCTTCACCGAACTTCTCAATCTCAGCCTCTACGTCTACTGAGGGGTCAGCGTCCTTTGTCTCCATCATCTTGTAGATGTCTTTAACTAAAGTCTCAGTCTTTTTCATCTTCGAGTTCCTTGAATGCTTTAATCACATCCGTTGAGAATAGCTTCTGTAAGTTTACCAAGAACATCCGGCTTGCGTTGTTGTCACCGCCTGATACTGTTCTGAACGTATCCAAACCGTTTACTATCTTCTTCAATACCTTTGTATCAAACACCAAGGTACAGTACTCGTCGTCCCCTATGCACAGGTTGTGGAACCAGTAGTCAGACTCTGTGGCTTCAATCCCTGACGGCTTACCCCACGACTGGTACTCAATGCAGATGTTACCAGTCTTCTGCCACATATCCTTCTCGGACTTAACCTCAATCTTCTTGTTCTGTAGCATATCGGCAATCTTGTCTTCCCTCACCTCACCGTATGCTAAGTCTAAGTCAAACTTCTTCCTATCAGCTTTTACAGGTTTCATGTTATTCCCCGAAGACTGTGAAACAAACAATAGCCCAGAGAATAGCCGCACCAAATACTACGCTAGTCCAAGGGAACTCTTCCTGTGCTACAGGCTCAGCCTTAATCTCAATCAAACCCATAACCTCAATCACTGCTTCAATACCGTGCTTTTTATATAGGTCGTGATAAGGGTGACTAGGATTACCTACGCGATACCGCTTACCGTTTATTGTCAAACGTGTCTTATCTTCTAACTGTCTATCGTAGCTCATCGTGTGTACCTTTATTAGTGTGTTTCAGACCAGTCGCTTCCAATTTGATATTCGCCTGCGAGAGGACAGTTGAGTTTGTAGTGGTTACCTGCCGCTTCAATGCAAGCAGTTGCGAGCCTGCCAAACCGTTCTGCGTCCTTCTCTGCGACCTCCGTCTGGATTTCATCGTGTATGTTTCCTATAAACTTATAATCAATCTTATGCAGTTGAGCGTACTCGTCCAGTAGGCACAGTGCTTTCTTCATAACGATTGCACCTGCGCTCTGTAGGAGAGTATTCAGTGCCGCGTGTTCTGACCGTACAGCGACCCTTCGCCCATCCAGTCCAAGAACATAACCTCTTCCTGAAGCCACAGCAACTCGTTCTCGTAGCTTTCTAAGAGCAGGCGTATTTCGGAGGAACTTCTCCTTAAGTCGCTTACCATCTCTTGCACTTCCTCCGACGATACTTCCGATTTTCGCATCTCCTGCGCCGTACAGGAAAGCGTAGATAAAAGTCTTTGCTTGGTTTCGAGTTTTAACGCCCGAAGCCAACTGGTTTGTCGTGTGAATATCTCCATTGAGAATTTCATTAGTGTAATCCTTATCGTTCATGTAGTGTGCAAGCATACGTAACTCTAAGCCACTTGCGTCCATACCTACTAGCTTGTAGCCTGTAGGCACTGTCCAAACCTCTCTGCACTGTTTACCATAAGGTGCATTACTTGCCGGTACTTGAGCAACATTGGGTTTAGAGTGTGTCATACGTCCGGTAACTGCGCCGTTAGCATTGACATAACCATGCACTCTACCATTGTCCTGAACTGCGTCCAACCAACTCTGTATCTGCGCGATGCGCTTCTGTACCATAAGGTACTCACCAATAAGCTCCGCTTCCGGTATACCCTTCACCTTGTTAAGAACGCTCTCATCAACGATTGGCTGTCCTTTCTCTGTAAAGGTCTCTGGTTTCCATCCGAAGTATTGTAGGTAACGACCTATCTGTTGTCGTGAGCCTAAGTTAAACTCTGGATAATCCAGTCTGCTAAATGGTGCTACTGCTGTTGTCCACTGTTCCCCTAAGAACTTGAGGCCGACTACTGAGTAACTGCCGTCCTTCTTTACCTTGGGTGTTATCTCCTTTATGAATGTAGGTAAAGGTTTGAACTTTTCATGTACCTTGTCCTCCAAGTCAAACTTCTTTTCCTTTAGCTCCGCCAGAAGTACAAAAGACTTCTCTTGGTCTAGTAACCATCCGTTCTTAATCTGCTTGCTAATAATCCTTTGTACTTCACCTTCAAGCACAATGCTTTGATTTCCAAAACTTGCAAGGTCAAGAAATAATCTATGGTACACCAGTTCATTAACTCTAACGTCTTGGCGACAATACTCCACCATATCCTGAGAAAAATTATCCCAATCACTGTGTTCTCCTTTCGGTTGATTTAGTAACTGACCCCAGTTCTCCAATGAATGACCGCCCTGTCGTGATGGCTCTGCCAGTCTGGACATAACTAACGTATCTGTTACTTTACACTTGCTGAAGTCTACGTCGAGTAGCTGTTCCAATACTGGAATATCGTACCCGATGATGTTGTGACCGATGACCTCTAGCTCTTCCTGCTCTTTAATCCAGTCCTTGAAACAATGTAGGTCGTCTCCTGACCATGTTGTAAATTCACCTGACTGTATGTCGCAGGCCACGATACACCAAACCTTATCAGGGGTTAGGCCGTTCGCCTCAATGTCAAAGACTATCTGCTTCATTAGGACTCCTGCTGTTTCCTGTCTCTGTAATCACACCAACCATTAATGGAATCAAAAACTTCCTCAATGCTGTTGTAACCTGAGTACCACTTACAATGTGCTTTGTGTCTGGGTGTCCACTTCATTGTATGAGGTGAAATAAAGAAGTAACACTTCCTGTGGTGGAAACATATCTGACCTGCGCCGTAAGGATATATTTTCTTCTTTCCTAGTCTCTTTAGCTCATTTATTGCTTCCTCTATCATTACAGGGTCTGCAATGTCTGTCTCTGTTATTTGATACTGACTGACTCTATTAACCATGTTAGAACTCCACGTTATCCTCTACAGGACAAGATGTCTCAATCATACGGCCTGACTCCTTATCGTAGTACAGGTAACAAGCCGCCCCTGTGAGTCCAACAAACCGATTCTTCAATACCCTGACACAAGTAGTATTCCGCGTCTCTGGGTCTGCGTGTTGTTGGTCTCGCTCTAGTCCAATAACCATATCACTTAACTGTGCGATAGCCGCTGAACCCCGTAGCTCTCCTAAGCTAATCTTACCTCCGTCCTCGTGCGCCTTCTGTCCTGATGGTCGCCGTAGGTGTGACACCAAGAATAACCCGACTCCTGTCTCCTGCACTATCTTCCGTAGGTTGGTCATAATGCTGTCGATTGCCTTACGCTCGTCCCCTTGCGCTTGGTCACTGACTACAATACTAAGGTGGTCTAGGATAATCCATTTACAGTCCAAGCCTTTAGCCATGTACCTGATGCGTCCTAGCAGGTCGTCCTCACTGGTACTGCCGAAGTGGTCGAGTAAGTGTATTCTATCTAACCCGAATGTCTTCTCCCAGTAACCACGTTCCTCGCCTTCCACCAGAGAGTTCCTAACGTCCGGTAGATGTAACTGCTTGTTGGCCTCGATAGACATAATGCCTAGCGTGGTCTTAGGTACGTCCTCTTCCAATGCTAGGATACCCACGTTGTCCTCGGTGTTCTTCAATAGGTAATGCTCTAGCTCTCTCATAATCTGAGACTTACCCATGCCCGACCCTGACGTTATCGTGACCAGTTCCCGTGGTCTGAACCCGTGTGTGTATTCGTTCAAGCATTCCCACGGATAAGGTATCGACTTGATGTCCTTCTGTTCCTGTAGCAAGTCCCATGTGTCCATACCTGAGACAATCCCGTCCGGTCTGTAGACCTTAGCGTCCCACCATGCCCTAGTGAACTCCTGTATCTTCTTGGCCTTGAGCATATCCCCTGCGTCCTTCAAGGGCAGTACTACGTTCTTAGCCTTGTTAGGTGTGAACAGGTTAAGCACTGACTGTGCCGCCTCCTGTCCTGCCTTATCATTGTCGAAACATATCACTACGTTCTCGAACGACTCTAGCCATTCCAAGTTGGCCTTGATGTCCTTACTGGCTCCTGCCGCACCTGAACGGATAGACACTACAGGCCACTTGCCGTCGAACATCTCACTGACTGCTAGTGCGTCCGCCTCTCCCTCTGTGATGGTAATGTACTTACCGCCTTCCCTGAATGCTTGCTGACCGAAC